CTACAGAACCAAACTTAGCTGGTCATCACCGTGGTGACTTCGCGGGAAAGCGCTTTGTGGAACCATAGCCCCTGGGACAGGCTGAGTCTGGTTTAATGATTCGTCTATTTGCGTCATGCTGGTAAAGCAGTAGCCGCACAACATGTTTTGACACTGGTGATAACTGCGTCGCACTAAATCACTCAACTCTACACTGGTACGAGTTTTCGCAACTGCACGGCAGCGAGGACAGCGCATTGCCATACGCGGGCCTCCTCTGGGCTGGTTAATATCACGTCAAGTATAACGCTTAACCCGTTGATTCGTCACCCGCCTCAGCCGTCCATTCATCGATCTTAACTTCCAACTCCAGCGAGGTGGTAAAGCCGCCACTGCCAATATCATGGACACAACGGGTGATCGTCCAGTAGCCATTATCAATCGTGGACTTAAAGCCCGATACGCTTGCCGGTTGCTCCGGGTACAAATCTGCCCTGCCCCGCGCCAGCGTGATGGAGAATGACGCCGCGCCACGCTGCAACTGGCTCCACTTCGCCGCTGCTGCCCGCTTCGCTGCCTTCTCAGTTTTAAACGTTTTGCGGATCACGAATACGTTACCTTCCGCGCCTGCCATGTAATCCCCTTCCTTGCTACTTGATGCGGGTTCTTTCGGCTTCTTCGGCTGGGTTGTTCTGCGGCGTCTACGGGTGTTTGTCTGTACCGTGGTGGCGGGTTTCTTACCGAAATTCAGATCCAGCCAGTAGGCAGTAACGCCGGTATAAGCGTCACGATCGGCAATACTAAAGCTATGCTTGTCGCCACTGGCCCGCACAATGCTGACCGCCGGTAACGGTTTACCGCTCTGGGTTAAGCCCTGCCCCGGCGTGATGAACAGCAACATGCCGTTTTTGACGGTGGCAACTGCGCCCAGCATATCCGCCATTCTGGTGAGAAAGCTGATATCTGATTCACTGGTCTGGTCTGCGTGATCGATCTCAATCTTCGCCAGTTCCTCACTCACCCCGGCGCGCAGGTCGTACCGGCTGGCAATACTGGCAACCACATCGCCAACGGTAATATCGTGCCAGGAGTATTCACGCTTCACGTTGAACGTGTCGCGAAAGTCTGCGCTGCGGGCGCTGATGGTGAGCTGATCAGGCGGGCCACGGTGCGCAACCTCATCAACGGTGTACAGCCCTTTAAATATCAGCGGATCATTATCCCAGCCCAGCGAAACGGAAATCTTCGCGCCACGCGATGGCATAACGATCTGTCCGTCTGAATCATCCAGCGTGAGATCAAGCGTATCCGCTTCAAATCCCCGGTTGTCCGTCAGCGACAACGAGATCAAACGGTCATCCAGCGCGGTGAGCTGCTTGCCCTCAATCTGAATACTGAACGCCGGGCGGGGCGAATAACGCGCATCATCATCCAACATCTTATTGGTCCCCTCATTGGTGAGGGTACCATCGTCGCCACGCGCGCGCGTACAGACAACGCGGGGCTGTTGTTGCGGTCTGCTGACAACGCCCACCTCTCGCACCGGCTGGCAATTGTCGCAATGATAAGTGGCAATCATTGACCTGGCGAGGCAACTACATGGCCACAAATTACCATCACGGTGTAACCGTCACGGAAACCACCGATCTGAGCACGATGATCACCGATATTGATTCGGCGGTTATCGGCGTCGTTTGTATCGCTGACGATGCAGACGAAGAAGCGTTCCCGCTGGATACCCCTGTACTCATTACCCGCGTGGCTAACATGCTGGGCAAAGCAGGCAAAACCGGCACCCTGTTCACCACCCTGAAAGCCATTTCAGACCAGACCAGCCCGCAGACCATTGTGATCCGCGTGGCTGATGCGTCAAAAATCCCACCACCGGAAACCGGCACCGCCCCGACTCAGGATCAACTGGTCATTGGTGGCACCGACCCGGTAACAGGACTTTTCACCGGCATGTATGCGCTGCTATCGGCTGAGATGCGTGTTGGCGTCCGTCCGCGTGTGCTTGCCGTTCCCGGCCTTGATACTCAGCCAGTGGCGGCGCAACTCGGCGTGATGGCGGAGAAGCTGCGCGCCTTTGCTTATGTTTCAGCGAACGGCTGCAACACCATTGCAGAGGCGAAGGAATACCGCGAGCAGTTTGCCCAGCGTGAAATGATGGTGATCTGGCCTAACTTCATTTGCTACGACACCAACGCGGGAGCAAACGCCACCGTGCCGGTGGGTGCTCATGCGGTAGGGATGCGCGCCAAAATCGACGCAACGCAGGGCTGGCACAAAACCATTTCCAACGTTCCGGTTAACAACGTGCTGGGGATGGATCGCGATATCTATTTCACCCTACAGGGCACCGATACCGATGCGGACGAGCTGAACGCGGCAGGCGTCACCACCCTGATCAAACAGGACGGCTATCGCATCTGGGGATCGCGCACCTGCGACGAAGAAACCTACATCTTTGAGAGCTACACCCGTACCGCTCAGATTGTGGCTGATACCGTGGCAGAAGCACATTTCTCCTACGTTGATAAGCCGCTCACCCCGTCACTGGTGAAAGATATCGTTGACGGTATCAACCGCAAGCTAACGTCCTATGTGACGGCGGGCAAGCTGCTGGGTGCGCGCTGCTGGTATGACCCTGAACCGAATACCAGCGAAACGCTGCGCAACGGGCAGCTCACCATCAAATACAACTACACGCCTGTCCCGCCGCTGGAAAATCTCAGCCTGGTGCAGGAGTTCACTGATGAATACTTCGCTACGTTTTCCAGCGCAGTGAATAACTAACCGGGGGCGCGTATGGCTCTGCCTAAAAAACTTAAATACTTCAACATGTTCTTTGACGGGGATAACTACTTCGGCATGGTGCCGGAAATTACCCCGGCGAAGTTAACCCGCAAGACAGAGGATTATCAGGCCGGTGGTATGCCTGGTTCTGTCGCGGTCGATCTCGGCTTCGATGCCGGGGCGCTGGATATGGATATCACCCTTGGCGGCATGGATGCGGGGCTGCTGAAAAAATGGGGCATCGCCACCGCCGATGGTATGCAAACGCGCTATGCGGGGTCGTACCAGGATGATTCAACCGGCGAAGCGGTACCCGTTGAAATCCAGACGCGCGGACGCTTCACGGAGATGGATCCGGGCACGTCCAAAACCGGGGATGATACTTCCCATAAGTACACCCTGAAAAATACCTATTACAAGCTGACCATCAACGGCGAAGAAATCATTGAAGTTGATGTGCTCAATATGATCTACAAAGTTGGCGGCGTTGACATGATGGAAAAACACCGCGCTAACATTGGCTTATAAGGAATTAACGCACCATGACCAAAGTAACCGGTAAAGAAGTTGTAACGCTCAATGCGCCTATTGTTCGCGGCAAGACGGCAATCAGCGAAATCACGATCACGCCAGTCTTAAAGCAGGCCGGATCGCTGCGTGGCTTAAAAGTCTATGACGTTCTGACGTCGAATTATGATGCGCTGGTTGTTCTGCTGCCGCGCGTTACCGCCCCGGCACTGACCGCTGACGAAATCGCCCGCATGGATACGTGGGACTTCTGCCAGCTCGCCAATGCGGTGGTTGATTTTTTGCAACCACCTTCGGATCAGAGCGGGACGGATACGGGCAGCGCGTCATCCGATGCCCCTGCGAACGCATAGAAAACTTAATGGCGGATATCGCCGTCATTTTCCACTGGCGACCAGCGGAGATGGACGCCATGACGGTAGAGGAACTTCTGTTATGGCGTGATCAAGCCGCTGCGCGCAGTGGCGGAGATCAATAAATGGCAGACCGCAAATTAAATATTCAGGTGGCATTCAGCGCCCTGAATAATATGTCTCAACCTGTCAACGCGGCGCGCCAGAGTGCCGCCGCGCTGGCCTCTCAGATCAAGCAGACGCAGAGCAGCATCAAAGGGCTTGAGCGTCAGGCTACCAGCTTTGACCGGCTGACCAACGCCAACAAAAAAACCACCGATCAACTGGCTCAGGCAAAGACGCAAGCGCGTGAAATGGCGGCAGCATTTGGCCCACTACGCCAACGCAGTGCTGAGCAAGTTACCGCCCTCAACCAGCAGCGGGCAGCGATCCGCAACCTGACAGCCCAGCAGAAAACGGAACAGGCCCAGCTCAACCAGTTGCGAGCCAGCTTCTACAGCGAAGGGATTGCGATCAGCAGTACCAGCCGGGCAACGGAACAAATCAGCCAGCGCACCGCGCAGTATAACCGCCAGCTTACTGAGCAGCAGAGGCGGCTTGAATCCGTCACGCAGGCGCAAGCCCGTTATGCCCGCACCAAAGAAACCAGTGAAAAGTTACAAAGCTCAGGGATGAAGACCGCTGCGACCGGCGCGGCGGTACTAGCCCCCGTCGCTGCTGCTATCAAGAGTTACAGCAGCCTGGAAGACGCCATGAAGGGCGTATCCAAACAGGTGAATGGTCTGCGCGATAATGACGGCAACCGCACGGCTCAGTTTGCTGAGATGCAAAACGCCATCAAAGACGCTGCCGAAAACCTGCCAATGCCCAACGGGGCTGTTGATTACGCCGCTCTGGTAGAGGGCGGCGCACGAATGGGCGTGGCTAACAGTGATGATCCATGGCAGAAGCAGAAAAAAGACCTACTCGATTTTGCCAACACTTCCGCGATGGCCTCAAAGGCGTTTGAGCTGCCTGCCGATCAGCTGTCGGAAAGCCTGGGTAAAATCGCCGGTCTGTATAAGATCCCCATTCAGGATATTGGCAAGCTGGGCGACGTCATCAACTATCTGGACGATAACGCCAAATCCAAAGGCTCTGACATTATCGACGTGTTGCAGCGCGTGGGTGGTGCTGCCGATCAGCTCGGTTATCAGAATGCGGCGGCACTTGGCTCCACGTTCCTAAGCCTTGGCGAGCAGTCCGAAACAGCAGGCACCGCTGTTAAAGCGATGGTGCGCGAACTGGGTAATGCCATGGTGCAACCGGATCGGTTTATGGAAGGTCTGGACGCGCTGGGGCTTAGCGCTGAAAAAGTGCAGAAGAACATGGCAAAAGATGCCATGGGCACCATTATGGCGGTGATGGAAGCCACCAAAAAGTTGGAGCCAGATAAGCAAATGAACGTGCTTACCCAGCTCTTTGGTGATGAATATGCAATGGCTGTTTCCAAAGTCGCCAACAACCTGCCAGAGCTGCGCAGGCAGCTCGAATTAACCCACGGCACCGCGTCGAAAGGCTCCATGAAGCGGGAATCCGATATTGATAAAGATTCTCTCTCATCACAGTGGCAGATAACCAAAGCGGAATTTGGCAACAATTTCAGCGCGCTGGGCGAAACCATGCGCGGACCGATGATGGCAATCATGAAATCAGTCGGCGGCGTCATGCAATCAATCCGGGGCTGGATTGAAGCCAATCCGGCACTGGTTGCCGCCATCATGAAGACCGTCGCTGCGATTGGTGCAATTCTCACGGTGCTGGGCACGCTTATGCTGGCGCTGGGCGCAATACTCGGCCCGATGGCGCTTGTACGTCTGAGCTTTACCACGCTGGCAGGTGAAGGCGGGATCGCCAAACTGCTGACCAGTATCACCCGGCTGGGCGGCGCGTTTCAGTGGCTGGCGGGTTCTCCTATGCAGGCGCTGCTGACTGCCGGGCGCGCGGTCTTTGGCCCCCTTATCACGCTGCTGGCGGGTATCTCTGCCCCGGTCTGGGGTCTGATTGCCCTTTTTTCTGGCGTTGCTATTGCGATCATCCAGTTCTGGCAACCTATCAAGGCGTTTTTCAGCGGATTCTTTACCGGCCTGATGCAGGGGCTACAGCCGATATTTTCTATCGTTTCCGCCGTATTCTCGCCGCTGGTACCCATATTTGACGCCATTGTCTCCGCCCTCAGTACGGTATGGGACTGGTTTACAAAACTGTTTGAGCCGATCCAGTTCTCCACTGAGGCGCTAAAATCCTGCACCAGTGCCGGGGAATCCTTCGGCAAGATTGTGGGGGATGCCATTTCACTGGTGCTATGGCCCGTTGAGCAGCTCTGGAAAGGTCTGGATCTGGTACTGGAAAAACTGGGCCTAATCCCCGATCAGGCAGAGCGGGCCAAAAAAGCCGTTGAGCAGGTGAACACGCAGAAGAAACTTACCGGGCTGGCGGATACGCTCGTCGGGGATCTGAAAGCCGTCACTGCGCAATCGAAGAAGGAAGAGGAGAAAAAGGAGCAGAAGCGGAAAACGGAACAGAGCCAGCAGCAGCAGGCACTTGCCAATAACCTGAAAGGCCCGGCGAACCTCGCACCGAAGATCAGCGGTAGCCTGGATAAAATCGCCAGCAACACGGCAGAGAAGAAAGACGGCCCCGGTGAAATCGTCTTCAAAAATAAACAACCGTACATTCCTATCCGTGGCGGATATGCCGAACCGGTGCAGCAGGTTCAGCGGCAGGTGCCATCACTCACCGCGTGGATGCAGCAGCAGGCTGGCGCGCTCGTTTCTTCGGTACTGCCGTACAGCGTTCAGCAACCTGCCGCCCGTTCGCCAGTGTCGGCGGTTCCGTCTGCGGCTTCCGTCGCGGCGCTGATGCCTGGCGGCGACGTGTTTAACTTTGAAATCAACATCAACGACGCGGGCCAGATGGGTGAGCAAAAACTTGTCCAGCGCATCCGCGAAGAGTTCACCGTTGCCCAGCAGCAAGCCGCACGGCGCAAACGCTCGCAACTGACCGACCACGAATAAGGGGCAAAGCCATGATGATGATATTGGGCATGTTTCCGTTTGCGCTGCAAACGACACCCTACCAGACGTCGAACCAGTCCAATACCTGGCGGCACGTCAAAAACGATCGAGTGGGGAAATCCCCGCGCTATCAGTACATAGGCCCGGACGAAGAGCCGTTCACGCTCTCCGGCACGTTGTACCCGGAAATCAGCGGGGGTGATGTGTCACTCACTACGCTAAAAACAATGGCGTTCACCGGCAGAGCGTGGCCCCTGATTGAAGGCACTGGCGCAATTTACGGCATGTACGTGATCGAAGGGTTAACCCAGAATCGCACTGAGTTCTTTCAGGACGGGAAAGCGCGGAAAATTGAGTTTACCCTCAGCCTGAAAAGGGTTAGTGAGGATATCAGGGAGAAGCTGGCGGAAATCACCAATGATGACGTGCTGTCTATGGTGAAAGCTGGGGTGAGTTTCTAACTTTATTTTTTATGGCCAACACGTTCATTGCTGGCAGTGTGGTACCGAAATCATCGGGCACCGTCATTTTTAATCGTGCCGCAGCACGATCATTTATGGCGGTGCTCGATATCCGTTTACGCTTCCGGCTTCTCAGGCCAGTTGATATCCGGCGCGGTTGACGTGTCTACCGCCTGTACCGCTTTGATGTAGTTCATCCAGCCTATCAGGCTGGCTTTATCTTCATCGCTGATGATGCCTAATTGTAATTCAGTTTGCCAAAGGCTGATTGTTGCCTGAGCCTCCGCCAGTAGCGCCGCTTTCTGCTGGTCTGCTGCTTCCACATCTGCCGTGTGCTGCGCTTCCGTATCCGTCACCCATTCGCTACCGTTCCACCTATCGTATGGCGTGGCAGGTGCCAGCGTGGTGGTATTTTCTGGGTATTCGCCCAGCAATGTGATGGCAACAGGCTCCCCCGTTTCCGTGCTAAAAACATCCTCACCACGATGATCAACAATGTATTCCCATCCTGATAATTCTGCCGTCCTGCAAATTGCGTAGCTGGTCTTCTCTTCGCCCGGCGCGTCAGTACATGAGGCGGCAGGAATACCCACGCCAACAGCCAGATACTCCACCGTTGAAAACAGATATTCACGCGTCACGCTATCGTAATTAAAAACAGTGATATCACCTGCCTCTGTAGCAATATTTTCTTTGTTTAAAACTGCCTGCGCCATTATGCAGCCCTCACGATGTAGTTAAATGCAACGTTGCGCGGACGGGTTTCCGTGCCGCCAGTGTTACCTACGCGCCCTTTAGTATGTAAAGTTGGCACAGGAATTAAGCTGCCCGGTGTGCCGCCGTCTATGCCTTTACCTTGCGTATAGTTCTGCCGCACAATTACACCAATATCCCATTCTTCCGTATCGTTATACCCGGTATTTGCAACGATAATGTGCCGGTGTTGCTCCAGCATTCCCGCCTGTGAATTAAGCAACGCTCGCCCTGAATCAACCCCACGCCCATCATCCCAGCCGCGAATAAATTCACCACGCAAATCAGGCAATTTCCCTGACGGGAAAACAGCAGCCAGAACCGGATAAGCAACTTTATCGAATGATGCGCCGTTGCACTTTAACCACCCTGTTGGTGGTGTTGCGGCTGGGTAAGGCAGAGGGATACCTACGGGAATAAATTTCACAATATCCGCCTCAAGCAAATATTGCTGATGCGGATCACTCGCAGCAATATGCGCCGCCAGTTGCTGATCAACGTAGGCTTTCACCTGGATTATCTGGTCGTCAACATACTGACGGGTTGCCAGCACCACAGACGGATCAATCTTGAGCGTTACCGCCTGGGTACTGCTGACAATCAGAATGACACGGATAACCTGCACCCGCCCGCTACCTTCCTGCAACAACGGTTTATAGGTTTCTGCACAGTTGGCAATGGCAATCAAATCACCGGCACTGTCATACAAGCCAATCTCTCGAATCCACCAACCGCCCACGTCCTCCGGGATCACCTGCTCAGCAATAATCTGGTTGGTGTTTACCGGGTCAATCGTCAGCGTATTGAGCGGCGCGCGGCGCAGCTCATGCACAAGTGCGGTTTGCGCAGGGTTTGGCGTGGGTAATACGCCGTTACCATCCCCTACCGCCATCTGAGTAATTTCAACCTGTTCACCCAATGCCGTGGCGTTCGCCAGCTTCGCAGCCCCGACATTGGTTAGCAGGGCATAATATTTAGTTGCCACTTGGTGAGATCTCCACGGTATCTATCAAATGAATTGCACTACCCACATATTCCGCACCGCCCACAGAAATAGTTTCGGGGAAATAGGGGTACACGGTCAGCGTGTCGCCCAGATAGGCAGACGCGCCAACATAAAAAGGGCCGGTAGTCTGTAAGTGCAGGCTCATGCCCAGCATGTGACGGCTACACGGCTTGACGTCAGCAATCAGCCGCTCAAGTTCCTGATAGGTTTCTTCGCTGATGCCTTCATCTTCAACGCCAATATCCAGCGTAAACGTGCCGGGGTCGGTGTTGATGTTCCACCACTCATTAACCCTGATGAAGTAGCCGAACGGCTCCACAACACGGCGCATTGCCCCGGTAGTGCCTTTGTAGCGGTGCAGGTAATACGCATCGGCTATGGCCTTGCGCTTCGTTGTCTGGGGCCAGTGCTCATCCCATCGATCAACGGAGAAAGCCCACGCCAGATAGGGCAGCAGGTCAACCGGGCAGGTATACGGATCCCAGAGCTGGCGCAGCGGTACCCGCACTTCCCCCAGAGAGGCGCAGACGCGGGCGGCTACACGTTCAAGGCGCGTTGAGCTGGGCGGCGTAAGGGTTTTACTCATCGTACCCCCCAACGGTTATGGTGTAGCCGGTGCAGTTTGACGCCTGAGAATCATTAAGCACCATATCCGCGAGCGGCTGCGCCAGCTCCACCCTCTGCACCCCTTCGACATGCAGCGCGGCATAAATGGCAGACAACCGGATATCACGCCCCAGACGCCGCTGATCGGCAATGTACGTCTGTAACTTCTGCTCGGATGCCTGGCGGATGGGTTCCGACTCCGGCCCCGGATAGATATACAGCGTGGCATCAATTTCATACGGCACTATCTCCGCCGCCTGAACGGTCACGCGATCGGCAACCGGGCGCACCTCTTCGCCATTCAGCGCGCTGGCAACGATATCGATCAGCTCCTGGCTGGCGGTGCCGTCACCCTCGCGGGAAAGCACAGAGATGGTAACGCAGGCAGGCGTTGGGCTTACGGCAGACACATCAGCAACGCGCCCATCAGCAGACAGGCCGAAAAATTCATACGCCGCCGTTGGCCCGGCGACGCTCAGCCCCTCAAACGCCTGCGGGGTACGGGCGCGCAGATCGGCATCCGACTCCATCACAGCAGGAACAGGCGGTACAACACTGTCATCTTCCGGTGTGATGGTCAGGCGCTCCACGTTGAAATTTGCCGCCAGCTGATCCAAATCGCTGCCCACGGAGTACGCCACCATGACCGCCCGCGCCGCTTCGTTCACGCGCTGGCGTAGCAACAATTCGCGGTAACAGTTTTCTTCCAGCAGCATGGTGATCGGCTCAGACTCCAGCGAGAGGGTGCGCCTGATAACGTCCTGTTCATCTTCCGGGTAAAGCGCAATGAATGCCTCTTTGCGCTCATTGAAGAGCGTTTCAAAGTCCAACGGCTCAACCACCACCGGAGGCGGTAATTGTGAAAGGTCGATTGTTCCGCTCATGCCAGCACCTGCCTGCCGATCGTTACATCCGTGGTAAAGGGTGATTGGGTATCGGTACGGCTGGCCTTGATGGTGGCAACCATCTGCCCCGCCCCGGTTTCCCTCAGCACAATATTGGTTAGTGAGATACGCGGCTCCCAGAGGAAAAGCGCGCTGTATATCGCGGACATAATGCGAAGGCGCGTTACGGCATTGCCTGGCTGGTCAATCAGGTTATTGAGTTGCGAGCCGTAGGCGCGGCGCATAACGCGAGAGCCAACCGGCGTTAACAAAATGTCATTGATGGACTGAGAAATATGCTCGTTGTCGGTGAGCGCTTCGCCGGTTTCGGCGTTCATCCCGCTATATCTTGCGCTGGTCATTGCGGGCCGTCCGTCTGGCTTCCGCCACGTTCTACGCCGCCATGTTTGTGGGTATGCACCACAACGCCATTTGATGTAATGCTGCCGCCGCTATGCTCAACATTGCCGGTCATCTTGCCGCCCTGTTTCATCTCAAACGTGGAGCATGAGAGCTTTTTAGTGCAGATCACTTCCGGCGTATCAAGGGTGATTGAGGTTGTTGCGGTACAGGTCATTTTTGGGGCAGTCGCGGCGATAGAGTCAGAAGCCTCTACGGTTGCGCTCTTAATACCAGTAGCAGCGAGCGCACCGGTTGCCGGGTCATACAGAACCTTCGCCCCGTCAGGGTGCAAAGTGACATTTGACGTTTCACCGTTATCCGGTGGCTTCACACTATCGCTGTACAAGCTGCCCATGATGACGGCATTTTCCAGATCACCACATGGGGCAAAAAGTAACACCTGCTCGCCCGGTGATGGTGCCCACCATGTAACAGCCGTTCCGGCGCGCAAAGCCGCCCAGCGAATCCAGTCCGTTGTATTATCTCCCGTTGAGACTCGCGCAACTGGCGGCTCAGCAGCAAGATCAACATCCGTCACCGTACCAATACGGATAAGGTTACAGATTAGGCGATAGAGTTCATTCAGGTTCATAAGCTGGCTTGCGTTATTAAATTTACAGCCAGTTTCATGATCCACGCGCGCGCAAGCAACGCGCTGGCGTTGTCAGGAGTTGGTAACAATGGATGGCGGTACCGGCAGACACTGCCAGCTATGACAGTGGCGGGAAAAACATCGAGCACCGTCACTTTTAACAGTGCTTCAGGAAGGGATCAGGGTTGCATAAAACTGACGATCGTATCCGCCAGCCAGTCAAGATCGCTTTCCGTAAAACCCAGCAGCTCACGCGCCGGGTAACGAGTTCGGGCACCGGGTGCCACGGTATCAACCTCACCATACTGGTGAACGCTGGCGATCTCGGCAGTATGCCCGGAGTAACCCACCACGGCGGCGCTGGCGGTACCATATGCCTTGAGAAAGCGAGCGGTGCGCAGGCGGCGGAACATCTTTTCTTTACGGGTGGTGGTGCGCTTGGTCTGGTTAAGATGGATCTCAATATAGCGCTGAATATCGCGCTTATAGAACGTGCGCAACGCCCCTTTATCAACATCATAACCGGTAATAGCCCGCTGTTCTCCGCGCACGGTAGTGCGCCAGTTGCTCAGCTCGCGCGTCTCATCTTTCCACAGGAATTTAACTCCGCCCTGAGTGCGCAAAATCTTACGGCGGCGCGGCGTATAGCTCTCTCCGCTGGGGTTTTTCTGGCTGTTGATGCGCTGCTGCTGGCGCTTGCGCAGACCAATAGCCACCTCGCGCGTGAGCTTACGGCGCTGGCCCGGTGCGAGCTGCGCCGCCACGGTTGCCAGATAATCATCAAGGGCATGGAACAGCGGATCAGAGTTCATTTAGTCCGTCCACGTCTCGCCGCTTACCGTATCTTCAAAGACCAGTGACCAGGCACCCAGCTCCGGCCCCGGCATAGGATCAGCGCGATGATGTATAACCGGCTTGCCATCTTCAACTTTGACAATCACCGCCTCACTGGCCTGGATTTTGATGAGCACGTCCATGGTGGAATTGCTCAGGATATCCGCTTCAAAGGTGATGCCATCGCGGGCGCGGTCAGGGTTGAATAGCAGCTCAGGCTGATACAGGCGCGCCCATGCCAGAATTGGCAGGCTGAGGGAATCCAGCGGCTCAGGATAATCCATCGCCAGCACCTCAATGGTGTACTCGTATTCAAACGAGGCAGAGCGCTGCCCGGTACTCACCATGCGCCCCTTCTGGACGTACACCGCCAGATTATCGGGATTGTCACGCAACCACGGCACCGCTTGGCTGATATGCTTGCGAAGCAGATCAGGCTTAAGCATGGTAAGGCACCAACTCAACAACAGTAAGCTGGTTAATATGTTGCCGTGCCTCTTCTGCTACTTGCTGTAATAACTCCGGGCTTAGCGGGGTATCCACATGCTGTCGCAATAGCGCCACTCGTATAGCTTCCATCTCTTCAACAGTCGCCAACTCTACTTTCAAATAAAAATCCATTATTTCCCCCTGATGTTTGCATCATAAGCAGCCTCACAGGCTAACCCTCGGATCCTTGCCTGATCAGCAATTGCCGCCAGCTCTCCCGCTCGCTGGTCAGCGCGGCGGAACAGCTCGGCAAGCAGCTCGCTGCCGGTGGTGCCTGTCGCGCTTTCGCTGGCAGTTGCGGCACGGCGGGCGCGTTCACTTGCTGCCAGTCTGGCGGCAAGTTTTGCGGCTTCGTCATGCAGCCCGTCAGAAACAGCGCGGGCATGGTCAGCATCAGCAGCGGCCTGAGCAATCTGCCCCTCGGCCCTTTTCTCAATCGCATCTATTTCACCCTGTCGGCGCTGTTCTTCGGCTCTGGCTTCTGCCTGCCGCTTTGCAAGCGCGGTAGCATCGTCAGCATCCCGCTGTTTCCATTTCAGTGCCCACTCAGCGTTAGCCTTACTGTATCCAGCGGTATAGCGCTGATGGCTGAACCACCAGACAGCCAGACCGCAGAGCAAAGCTATCAGCGCAGGTTTCCAGTAAGACAACAGCCAACTCATGACAGAAACAGCGAACGCTCAGCAGCACGGCGCTTTACCAGACCGTTGAGAACCTTTCCGCCTGCCTTGTTCCACTTCGGAAATTCATCTGCTGCGCCAGCATAATCACCGGCATTTAGCTTTTTCATCAGCGTGGAACCTTCCAGAGCCTTAACGCCCAGGTTGTAGGCAAAATCAACGAGAGCATCAAACTGGTTTTGGTTCACAGCAACTTTCACCAGACCCGTAACGCCTTTCTCATACTGCACTACGCCGCTACATAACAGACTATCGGCAGTGTCCTGGGTAATAGTCATGCCGTTGCTAACCGGCTTGCCGTTAACGGGTTGCGTCCAGCCATAACCAATCGTCCAGACGCCCACAGAATCCTGATAAGCCGTGAGTTCGCAGCCCTCAAAACTTTTCAGCAGAGCCAGACCGTTCTTACTCATTTCCACTTTTCGCCCCTCCGATACGGGTTTCAATAAAGCCGGTCACTTTGTTGCGCACCTTGTCAGCACCCATAAAACCTATGGATGCGCCCACGAAGGTAACGGCATTAGACGGCAAGCCCAGATATTCCAGCGAACCGGCAACCGCCAGCGTAACGATCCCGCAGACCAGTGAACCGGTGGCGGTTTTCAGCATTGACTGACCGTCATAAAGACTCATAAGCGCCGAAATGCTCAGCGCAGCGCCTGCCGCGTAAAGCGTCGGCAGATAAGTAGCAATCCATTTCATTGTTTGTTCCAGCATCCCGGTAGGTACGTCGCTCATGGCAACCTCTCAATCCCATAGCTGCACGGTTTCCCGCTGGGTGGGTGGTGGTAATTCGGGAAGATAAACAACCTGCCCGGCACTCAGCAACGGGCCGCTGTCGCACAGCCCCGGATTGGCTTCATGCACGGCTTCGGTTACTCCCGCCGTCCTGCCGTAATACCGCCAGCAGAGTTCATCAACGGTGTCATCCTGCTGCGCCTGCACGTTCATCAGCACAGCTCCGCAAGGCCGCGATCTTCATTCTGGATATCGCGAATCGACCAGCGAACATCACGCCAGAGCGTATCTATCTGGGTGCTGAGCGCCTGCGCGTGGTCATCCCCTTTACTGGTGGTATCAATATCGCGATACCCCTCAATCAGCAGGACTTTGGTCAGTGACCAGACGGCATTTTTATAGCGCCAGACCTTCACCGATTCGCCATTCACCGGATCGGCGGGGATCTCCGCCAGAGTCAGATAACCGGCATCAACCTGAACCTGACGCCACATAAAAAGCTGATCATTGACGTGGGCCACTGCCTCAATGGTGCGGGACATAAGGCGATCGGTCGTTACCTGCCCATCAAGGCGCATCGCGCGGCGCAAATCAGCCAGCATGATGACAGGCCAGAAAGTCAGGCTCTCAACCTTTGCGCCGCCATCGTCCGGCGCGGGATCTGATGGCGGTCTTACCGGTTCAGTGGCGACCAGGCTCATACAGGTATCTCCATAAGGCAGGCGGTGGACGGTGTGACGCAGTAGAGGCCGGGCCTTATTACGTCACACCGTGCCGCCTGGTGCGCGGGGGCACATTCGTTATGACTTCGCGGTTTTGCGCGTCGCCTTGTTCTTTGCTGCCGGTTTTGCCTGGCTGTTTTTCTGGTTCCTGGCTGCGGTAGTGCGCGGCGCTTTCTCCGGCGCTGCTTTCGCGGCCTCTGGCTTCGCTTCCGGCTGTACCGGTGGCGCATCGCCCTCACCTTCTCCGCCGTTGGCGGCGGTCAGCTTTTTGATATTGCGATCAAGCAGTTCGATATCACGCGCCACACCAATTTTTGCGTTGAGCCTGATAGCTTCCTGCAAATGCGAGCGGGCAAGCTGCTGGGACTCAACATCCTGATTAAGGCGCACGGTGTACCCCATGACCTTAAACAGCTTGGCCCTTACCTGATCGGGCATATCTTCATGGGTGGTGATGCCGTTCAGCGCGTTGAGGTTGTCAATGCTCACGCTCGCCTTTGCCGGGTTCGCTTTGAAGTCGGCAAGGATGGGATCGCAAATCTCTTCAACCAGTACCGTGGCGGTGGTGCGCTTGTACTGGTCAGGCATCGGGATTTTATGGCGCAGCACGTACTGACCTATCCGCAGCGCCTGTGCAATATCACCGGCATCCGCCGCCCAGATCATTACGGTGGTGATCACTTCATCCGCCTGGCCCGTATCCGCTGCCAGTGCGCCATCAATCCACGGCAGGTAATCCGGCAGGCGTTCGCTTTTGAGCTTCGCCTTACCGGCATTCGACTGGATGCGGCTGAGGTCGGCTTTATCCATGCGCAAGCGGAAAAGCACCTGCTCGTAGGCTGTTCTGTCGGCTGTTGTCGCCCCGCGATTACTGCGGCGCTCTGCCATCACCCGATCAAAGTGTTTTTGTGCTGGTGTTAACATTTATGCCCCCTGAACAGGCCAGCGCACTGCTGGCCTGCGGCGTCTTATGGTGCTGGGTCTGGCTCGGCGGCGGTGATGCCTTCGATCAGACAGCCATAGCCGTAGTCTTCAATGACGTAAGCATCATTCGAAGAGCTGTACGTTGAGACACGGTTATATTCCGGCTCTTCAACGATGCGGCGACGGTGCCCACCTTCCTGCCAGTAAATAGACAGGTTTTCCCAGGAGGTAATGAACATGCTGCCATCAGGGAAGAATGGCGCGACGAATGACGGCAGGTTGCCGATCGTTTTACGCGTCGCAATCAACTGCCCGGCAAGTGCTTCGGAGTTCGGGTTATTGGTGCTGACGGCATTGATGATCGGGAATGAACGGTTAACCGTCAGATTGCGCCCGGTGATAACCACCAAATCAGGCGAATCCTTGTACCACTCATCCATGAGTGAGTTAACGCCATCAAAAACAATCGAATCGTAGTTACCGTAATCACCCTTCGCGATCACCTGGTTGGTGTCGTCACGGCTGGTCACAGTAATATTTTTCATGACTCGCTGCGGCGCATTGGTACGGTACTGCTGGAGCCATCCGATCCCGCAATCCTGCAACAGCGGGTTGGCGGCGCGGTCTGACTTCTCCGCATAGCTGGTACCGTTGAAGCCAATCATGATGCGATCGAGCGCAATACGCTTGATGATCTGATTGCTGAGGCGCTGCTGAAAGTCCGGGAATTTTGCCCAGGCATCAAGCTGCGTGTACGGCGTAAAGGTATCGGCGTTCACCTTGTTACAGGTGTACTTATTCGAATCCAGCGCCGCCACAGAGGTAGGCTGACGGCGATCCGTGGTGGAATTGTTGGTACTGGATACCGGGCCACTAACACCCAGCCCGATTTTTTCACCGGTCTGATCGTTAACGCCGTAAATGTTAATTTTTTTCAGCATCTCAGACGACTGCTGGATCTTATCCTCAAGCGTCTGCTCAACGCTCGGATCAATGCTGTACGCCTTGGTGATGTGAGCAGCACTGATATGGTTCAGTTCAGCCTGTCGCTGAATGTACTTATCAAACAAATCGCGGGTTGTATTACGCATCTTATTTTCCTTTCCTGAGCCTGACGCACTGAGCCTTATCAGCAATCAGCCAGATGTTGAGTTGATTGACCATCGCCGCCAGTGGCAGGCGGGCGCTGGTTGTACTGCTCGGCGTCCTGGCCTTTCAGTTTCTCTTCCAGCGCTTTGAAGTCCTTACGCAGGCTTTCCAGTTCGGTGGCGTCAGCCTTACCTTTCACCGCAACAGAAAGCTGGGTTGTACTGTCCAGCAGCTTGCCCTGGCTCTCGGCAATCGCCTCGATAGCCTCACGGTTTTCACCGTTCTGCTGGCTAAACTGCTGCTGCGTACCGCCCAACAGCGCCTTAACACGGGCAAAGAAGTTTTTGCCTTCATCCTGCGGCGGCTGCTCATCTTCAAATTCCATCGTGGATTCAACGGCGGCGGTGAAGAAACAAGCCGGATCATGCTTACGGGATGCCAGCGGGTTAACGGTGTTTTTGGAACAAAACTCCATCATTTCCGTGCCCAGGCTGGCAGGGCTATCGGTACATGCCAGCCCCATCAAATAGGCTTCGCCGGTATCCGCAAAAGAGGGATGCACTTCAATGCTGTGATAAATCTTCTGGCGGTTCTTTTTCAGGGCAACCAGATCATCAGTGGCATCAACCTGCACATACAGGCCCATTTTGCCTTTCAGCGGCTCCTCGGTGATCTCCTCTGCCTTGACGGCAATAACATCGCCATAAGCACGAAAATCACTGTTTGGTGAGTAGCCCCGGAGGTGCTCCAGATTGACGCGGGCACCGTATACGGTTGGGTTAAAGCGTTGAGCCATCTGCACAATGTGCTGACGCTCCAGCGTCCGACCGTCGCAGGTAGCACCCTCGACAGCAACGCGAAATGGTTTTGACTTTGGCATGTCGAAATCCCGAATGAGTGAGTGATATTAACCAGTGCCCCTATCATTCCCGCCGCAGCCGAAACGCGCAAAGCGTTGCCGTTGTTGCCGTTTTCCGACAATGACAACCCGAAGCGACGCGCGCGCGGGCGCGGTACTCTGCCACCATGAAACAGACTTCCCACGATGAGCCACGGATTGCCGCTAAGGTCATGTACTGGCAGGCATACAGCATCACGCAGATCGCCAAATCGATCGGCGTGAGTACCAACACCCTGTATTCATGGCGTCGCCGCGATAAGTGGGACGAGTCCACCGCACTGGAGCGCGTACAGGATCGGATGCAGGTGCGGCTGTTACGCCTGACGGAAAAGCCAGACCTGACGGCGCATGACTTCAAAACCATTGACCTGTTAACCCGTCAACTGGTGCGGATGGAGCGCGAAGAGCACCGCAGCGAAGAGAAAAGCCGTGAGAAGAAACCGAAAAACCACTTTACGGAAGAGCAGATCGGGGATCTGCGCGCTCTGGTGCTGGATTCGCTCTACGAGCATCAAAAACGGTGGTACAAGCAGCGCGAACGCCGCAACCGCTTTATCCTCAAATCGCGCCAGATTGGTGCCACCTGGTACTTTGCCCGCGAGGCGCTGTTACGGGCTCTGGAAACCGGCAACAACCAAATCTTTTTGTCAGCCAGCCGCGCCCAGGCGTTCCAGTTCAAGAAGTTCATCCAGCTACTGGCGGCGCAGGTTGGCGTTGAGCTGAAAGGCGGCGACGCCATCACCCTGAGCAACGGCGCAACGTTCTACTTTCTCGGCACCTCAGCAGCGACGGCACAGAGCTACACCGGCGATCTGTATCTGGATGAAGCATTCTGGATTAACAATTTCCTTGAGCTGCGCAAAGTCGCCGCTGGTATGGCAACCCATGAAGGGCTGCGCCGCACCTATTTTTCCACGCCATCCACAGAGGAACATGAGGCTTACGCCTTCTGGACTGGCGACCTGTTCAACAAGGCAAGGCCCAGAGCTGAACGGGTAGAAATAGACGTCAGCCATAAGGCGCTGAAAAACGGCAAGCTGGGCGGGGATGGGATCTGGCGGCAGATTGTCACCATTGAAGATGCGGTAAAACTCGGCTTCAACCTGGTGAAAATTGAAACCATCAAGATGGAGAACTCCCCGGAGGAATACGACAACCTCTATCGTTGCCGCTTCGTGACTGCGGGAGAACGCGCCTTTAACTACAACGCCATGATCGGCTGCTGCGTTGACGGCTTTAACGATGATGTATGGCCCGACTGGAACCCATTCGCACCCAAACCGATAGGCGATCGCGGTATATGGGTAGGCTATGACCCCAACGGGGGAAGCGGTAACGGTGACTCTGCCGGGCTGGTTGTCATAGTTCCGCCAGCGGTACCGGGCGGTAAGTTCCGCATCATCGAACGCATCCAGCTTCGCGGGATGGAGTTTGAGGAACAGGCAAAGGCCATTCAGGGGCTGACGGAGCGTTACAACGTCCAGCACATCGCGATTGATGCCACCGGCATTGGTGATGCCGTCTGGCAACTGGTAATCAAGTTCTTCCCGCTGGCGGTGAAATACCAGTATTCCGCCCCACTCAAGCGCGCCATGGTGCTGAAAGCGCTTATGTTGATCCGTGCCGGTCGTCTGGAAGTGGATGCGGGAATGCTGGATCTCGTCCAGTCATTTATGACGGTTCGCAAGGTGCAGAAAGGCGGGGTAATGACCTACGTTTCCGACCGCAAACGCGGCAGCAATCACGGCGATCTCGCCTGGGCATCAATGACAGCTTTGTATAACGAGCCGATCGGCAGCGAAAGCGGCGGCGGTAGTGACAGTTTTGTAGAGGAGTTTTAAACGTGAGCCGCAAAAAGCAAAAGTTTCAGGCCAGACCGCAGCCGGGTGCCAGCGAACAAACCGCAGGCATTGAGTCATTCAGCTTTGGCGACCCGGTAGCTATCACCGATCGCAGCATGTTGCTGGATTGCATGGAGTGCGCTGATAACGGCGTATATTTTGAACCACCGATCAGCCCCTACGGCATCGCCCGGATGTTTGATTCAACGGCCTATCATCAGTCGCCGCTGGTCTTTAAGCGTAATGTGATCACATCCTGCTACATCCCTCACCCGCTGCTGAGCAGACAGGAAATGAGCGCGTGGGTGCTGGATTATCTGGTATTCGGCAACAACTACATGGAGGTGCGCCGTAACATGCTGGGCGAGCCTATTGCGCTAAAACACGCCCAGGCCAAATATACCCGACGCGGCAGCGACCTGAAAAAAGATCAATACTGGTTTATCACCCGCCGTGATGCGGACTACCCATTCAAGCCGGGCAGCATCTGCCAGATAAAAAACCCCAGCATCCACCAGGAGATCTACGGCGCACCTGAATACATGGCCTCGTTACAAAGTGCCATGCTCAACAGTGAAGCGACCATGTTCCGCCGTAACTACTACATCAACGGCAGTCACGCCGGCGTAATCGTCTACCTAACCGACCCGATCGCCAACAACAAAGACGTTGAAAGCCTGAAAAAGTCATTGAAGGATGCACGCGGCGGCGGCGCTTTTAAAAACCTGTTCGTATACGCAGCAGGCGGGAAGAAAGACGGCTTGCAAATCCTGCCATTCAGCCAGATAGCGGCAAAGGATGAGTTTACCGGCATCAAGGACGCAACGCGGGATGATATGCTTGCCGCGCACCGCGTTCCGCCTCAACTAATGGGGGTGATGCCAGGCAACGCCGGGGGGTTTGGCGACGTTGAGAAAGCCGCCCGCGTCTTCTCCATCAACGAGCTGACGCCGATACAAGAAAGCCTGAAAGAGCTGAATGACTGGCTGGGCTTTGAGGTGATCCGCTTTAACCCTTACGCCCTCGCAACCCCATCAACAGCCGCCTGACAATTCAAAAAGATTGATGCCTCACCCTGCCAGAGGGTGAGCGCAACCAGCGCAAAAGCCAAACGCTACACTATCCCCTCAGCGCCACGCTGGCAGGGGCTTTTCTTTTCCACCCCCTCACCAGACCACAACGCAACCGCACCAAAACAGAGCCGCACAGACGCGAAAAAGGGTATTAACAGGTATACCCTCCTTACCCCCTCAGCGCGCGATGATTCCCCCGCCTCGCCCGCACACAAAACCCCCGCTTTTTTGTGCAATTGTGCAGACCACCGGAAGGCCTGCCCCGCATGGTCTGGCTTGATAAAATCCCCCCTAAAAAATTTGTGCATATCCGCAAGATATTGCGCAATGATTGTAAGGGGTCTCTCATCTCAGTTTTTTAAGATACATTGCTGTTATCAGGGTTCTCCGTTCTGCTACCGTTAATCAATTGCTCCATCTCTCTTTCTTGTCTTTGATTGATTAATTGACATGTCTCCTCTGATAGGAAATAGAGATTGCAAATGTGATTTGGCATCGCAACGATGTTAAAGGTGGCATTTAACATTGAATAAAGAAAAGGATTATCATCCTCAAACTTATATCGTTCTTTAACAAAACCAATATTTCCTTCAAAAATCTTTTCAAGATCAACCGTTAGGACTTCTTCTGATTTCTTCAATTCAAAATTATCTAATAAATCTAAATAATACAAACCAGAGCCATTCAAATTCAAATGACCTTCTTTATCATTAACCTTTAAACCTTTAGAGTGTCTAAAAGTATTCACTCTATCTTCAACCTTATATTCTATCGTGATTAATTTTTCAGTTGGTAACTCTTGAGGATCCTCAATGTTGATAATATTTGCAACATCTACATTGATGCTATGTAGTACACTACGAATCCATTCATATATCAACCACTGACTATGGTTGTGAATGTTCATTTCATAAGAAACCCCATCTATTGGAGGGATAACCTCCCTTTTATTGACCAAGAGATATGCTTCAATTCCTCTGACATCAATTTCTAAAGGGATTGCATCCAATGACAGAATTAGTTCGAAGTAGTTCTCCACAGAAAGTTTTATTTCCTTACTATATTTATCTACTAACGAAGGTTCTAACTCTGATTCGATAACATTGCGCAACACTAATGAATTTATAGAGGAAATAATTGATTCTAATTTAGTCACAATTTGTGCTTTATTATTCCCCTCGGATAACTCTTTATCAGTAATAAGCTTAAATAAATTGGCGAATGAATCACCGTTCAAGTAGGTTACAATCGAACTTAGTTCATGTGTTAATATTGAAGTTGCCTCTCGAAACTGAAATGCATCCCTAACAAATAAAAGATTGAACTGGTTATTATTAAAGGAGCTTTGCGTAAGCATAAATGCTATCATCTTATAAGTATCGTTCGAAACCGATCTCCACGTGGCCTCTCCATCCGGAATTTCTCTTATTTTAGTTTCTGCACCGAATACTGAAAACTCTTGGGGAATTGAAAATAACACATCATAAAGTTCTTTTTTATAATACAATTCTTGCAGGAACTTAGCATTTACCCAAGACTTTAATAATAAAATTAAATCTTTAAGCTCCTCTTTGTATTCATCCCCTTTTTTTCCTACATGTTCTATCCGCATAATTAATAAAGTTATAACTTCAAATAAGCAGCGTAACATTTTACGTTGCATTTCATTTAAGGAGTCATATTCAGTTTCATTACTAAGATCTAGATATTGCAATCTACTTGTCACAAAATCAGAATCAACTTTGAATGCCGCGTAATTCTTATAAACTAAGTTGCGTAAAACTGTTGATGTATACAAGTCTAAAAAAACATAATTTGACTCTTCCGCACGATACCTTACCCTGTGATCGAACTGTCTAAATATTCTGTTATAAAAATCGACAAAATTATTTTTACTATAAATATACCTTGCTAAATCTATTAACGACCTCATTATATTTGCTGCTTTTTCAAGGTTATTTTGGCTAATGGATTCAGATATCATTTTTTCAAAGAACTTTGCAAGCAAGGATGTTTTAACTAAATCTTTGTTATTTGATGATGTTAGTGACAAATCAATATTTTGTAATGTGTATAGGTAGTTTTCATTTGAGGTTAACTCATGAAAAATACGCACTCCAAAATCTAATGACCACTCATCACCATTCAGCAAACTGTTTCTAACGTTTTCCACCAGTGCTTCTTCAAATTGTTTAAACTCATTATAAACATAAGGGACAGAACTATAAGTAAGCCCGCTTCTCAATAAGGATTCAATTTCAGAAATGTGTGCCTCTGTTAAATTAGATTCAACAGCAGGAATTATTTTTATCGAGGAGTTTGATATAGGTGATAAAAATGACAAAGAGAAAAATAAGGTGGGATTATTTTCCAGATTAAATTCGTTTATTTTTATTGAAAGTTGGTTAAATACATCAGGACTATACCCTGAAATAACTATATCAGTGTCGTCAGGGAAAATACTTATCGTTATCGAGTCATCATTCCAGTAGAAAGCACTTTGATCATTACTGTAAAAATCACCCTCAGAGACTACTTGAGAAAATTCATTAGTAAGTTCCTGACGCTGATTGTTGATCTCGCTATATTTTAGGCCTGTTGTTCGTATCGAATCTAACAAAACCCCATTAATAACCCCTGGTTCTTCTGTTAAATGGTAAAGCCTGTAATACATTACACCATATTTAATAATAAAAAATAATGAAAAAAAAGACGAAATAAAATAACCAATTAAACCACTTCCAATAAGAAGCAAGAAAATACCACATAGAAGACTGCATACAGACTGAACGCTAAAGCCTAAGAAATTATATTCCCTTAGCAATAAAACTTTCGACAGAGGCTCAAAACCATGCTCTGATGTCTTAGAAACCTGATCGACAAACATTCCCATGAAGGTTATAGACAAAGCCGCTATAGTGCCATGTATGCCTAAAAAACTTCCCCATACGCCTGTGATCCAATTGAGATAGGGATTATTATAAAAAGACGGGCTAATTAGTAAGTATTTATAGGGTTCGATACAATAACGTGATAAATACATTCCAGCCAGAATTAAAATTGAAATCACCGAATAAAACGCTATAGTTTTCTTTACGTTATTATAGATGACAATTCCTGTTGGCTTGCCATTTATTTCTATTTTCCTAATACTCATAACCTATCCCAATTTGTGGTAAGCAGCAACTCACATAACGAGGCATCTTGTTTCGCCCTATCCATTTTCATACAAGGCCATTTTCAACCTTTCTAGTATTCTATCTCTATCTAAAATGTTCGCCATCTTTTGTTTAGATGGTCCGTTGAAACTTGTATCTGACCGATTTTTGAGCGTCAGACGCCCATCTTTGACCGCGAAGATGAGATCACCATAACCAATATGCGCACCCGCAATTATTGATTTTATCATTCCTACACTGGCATCAACTCCACGCAGTGTAAGCAGTTCTCTAACTAAGAGCTCTTTCACTGATAGCCCGGCACCCTCTTCCCGTTTCGGTGGCCGTTTTTTACGCTTACGCCGCACATCGTCACTTAGCCGCTGCGCCAGTTCTCGCTTTTCCTGCCGTGAAAGATCATCAAAATTCACCGTCACGCCCACTTCGTGATCGGCATGTTCAACACCGTCAGCACCTGTCGCGGGTTCCCGCGTATAGTTATTGACAGAACTCCGAGGGGCGGCGTTGCCGCCTGAAAAACCAACGTCAACGGCCACACCGTCAGCGCTTTGCCGCTTCGGCACGATTTTGTATTGAGCGGTGCGAGTGAAGATCAAAGAGTCGTCGCCCGAAATCGGGCAGTAGATACCAGTGATTCGCTGGACGTCATCGCCGTAGGCGTTGCCGTTTTCGGTGGTTGTGTAATTCAGACGGATCCGCAACTTATCGCGTTCAACCAACGGGCCACCCTGGGCTAACACATAGTTATCCCATTCGCCGCCGTTAGCGGCCTGTCGTGCCGGTTCCAGCTCAGGGTGTAATACCAGTTCACGATCGCCCAGGCGGCGAAGTTCGCGATACACCGTGACCGGCGCACCACCGATCTGCTGAAACTGGCGAATAGACCAGCGCGATGCCCACGCGCTTACTCGGAGTGACATTTCTTTCAGGTCTTCTCCGGTTTCGTCGTCTTTCTCACCATCCAGCGCGAAGCCGTCGATATTCTTCGAAATGTATTTCGCTATGTAGCCGGTTGCGCTTCCGTGGGCATCATCGATCGGCACAACCTGAAAGCGGTTTTCCTGCGCTCCTGGTTCGTTGCCGTCTTCTTTCAGGGCGTATTTACGGAAGATTTCGCGCGCCTGTTCGACACGTTCCGGGTGCATGAAAAGAAGTAAATGCCAGTGTGGCGTTGCATCGTGGTGCGGTTCCACCACACGGAAGCCAAAGACACGGATCCCTTTTCTCTTCCACGCGGCGCGGGTTCTCGCCCAGACCTTGCAAAGGTAATGCTGCGTTTCGCGCGGCGAAGCGCCAGCGTATTTGTTATTACGGCGCCCGTTATGCTGCATTGAGTGATAACGGGAAGGCGCTGTCAGCGTGTAGAAATCACCGGCCAGCCCTTCCAGCTTTGCCAGATCTTCAAATCCGCGCATTCGCGTCATGAGTTCGCGGCGGCGGTTGGCCGGATTTGCAACGCTACCGGCGACTTTATCGATCAGTGATATGCGTTCTCCCGTGTCCTGGTCTTCCAGTTCCATCGCCTTAAGGTATTCACGGTTAGCTTTTTTCTGGGCTAGCCATTCCGTTAGGCACGGGCCACTACTGTAAGGGGAGGATTTTTTCTGGACGTATCCCGATGCGATCATCAAATGCTCACGCCAGCGGGCATGGATACGGCGGAGACGGTTTAACCACCACTGCGGTGACTCAAGACGGAGAACCGCGCGTAACGCGTCCTCCGCTTCAAGTTCTTCTTTGCAATACGCCTTCCAGCCGGGGATCTGCGTTTTCAGATGCACCGCCAGCGACGCAATACGACCATAGCCAGAAAGCGCGGCGAACTCAGGATCGCCGGTGCGCGCCAATTGGTGATCGGACTCGCGTATAAACTCGCTCGTAAAAATATCGGCAAGCGTATAGGCCAGTCTTTTTAACTCCTTTTTCCCCGCCCACAACATACGGAAAAGCTGATCTCGGATTGGCAGCAGCACGCCAGGCATCACGCTGTCAGGCTGATAAACGCTATTCACGCTATCAATGCGCGTTAATACATGACGCTCAAAGGTATTAACCAGCCAATGATCTGCCGCTTTGCGGTCTTTCGCGTCCAGCGCATCCAGCGCATCCAGCTTCGCGGCATAGTGGCGGCGGACATACTGCGGAAGAGAAGCCAAACGGCGGCGCAGCAACTTGCTGCGCACCGGCTTTTCGTCTTCCGCTACCAGCTCACTAAACGCAATGTGCTTCCGCGTGCCGTCCGGCGTGAGATAGTCGAAACCATCCAGCCCCGGCGCTACATCAACGCCAATAGGCTGATATGGTTTGTTCCCGCCATAAGCGTAAGGGGTAGCATTGTCAGTGCTACCCGGATACGGCGGAGGTGGCGAAGGGGCGCGACGGCCACGGGTTGCCGTGGTCATTGCGCGATCTCCATGTAGGCTTTTAAGAAGGTTGCTGCTGCATAGATATTTACGGCGTTTCCGCTGGCGCGTAGTTTTCCCACTCTGGATGGAACCCCATTAGCCAGAGGCTTAAGGCCGGGTTTAACTGGCCTCCACTTTCCATCTCTGCAAAAGAGCCAGTCAGCAGATCCCCAGAATCCGTTAACCGGGCCGGGCCTGCTATCTGCGCTGTCACATCCAGCGTATCCGTTGACAGCTTCCCGTGCCGCAGCCTTCCCCCCTGATACCCGCCCTTTCCATCCCTCGCCGCAGGGGTGGGCCAGCCCGCAAGACAAGCAAAGTCCTGTAAGTTCGACTGCCGACCAGCCAGCTTCCTGGCGATCACCTTCTCTGCATCCTGATAAGCGTTCTTCGTATTGCTCGCGGTTGGAGTCGGCCAGCCAGTAAGTGCGCTCTCTGATATGCGGCGCACCGACGCCCGCAGACGGAAACGCCGACGCCCCGAAGGCATAGCCCAAACTTTCCATGTCAGTTTGTACAAGGTCGATCCAGTCTTCTGCATCTTTGCTTGAAGATTGTTCGCCAAATATAACGACAGGGCGTTGCTGGCCAGCAAGCCAATGAACGGCGGGCCATAGGTGCCGCTCGTCATCAAATTGTTTTCCTTCGCCTGCCTGGCTGAAAGGTTGGCATGGGCAACTTGCTGTCCACACTTCGCGATCGTCCGGCCATCCAGCGACGCGCAAGGCGCGCGGCCAGCCTCCAAAGCCAGCAAACAGGTGGACTTGTGAGAAACCTTTAAGGTCATTTGGGGTTACATCCTCAACAGAACGAGTGTCAACAACGCCGGAAGCTATAAGCCCAGCATCAATGAGATTGCGCAGCCACTGCGCGGCAAAGGGATCGATCTCGTTGTAATAAGCAGCCATTAAAATGGCTCCTCGTTATCGAACCCGCCCGCCGCAAACATCGCGTTATAAGTCGCATCCCCCATCACGGCGCCACAATCAGGGCAACCGCCGCCGAACCGCCCACAGCAATCGCAGACAGGCAGCACGCCGATCACTTCTTTGGCCTTCTGGCGGTTGTCTTTGTCAGTGCTGACGGAACGTTGCACGGTGATTTCGTGCAGTTTGAAAGGTTGATAAATCTCGCGGGTAGCTTCTGTATCGCTGTTGGAAATAACGACCTTCGCGCCATGCTTGCGGTTAACTTCCAGCAATGACTGGACTAACTGGCGGTGGTTATCTGCTAAAAATGATTCGCCGTAATATTGGGTAAAATCTGCCGTCTTACTCGTTGGCAGATACGGCGGATCACAGTAAACGACAACATCGCCGCCAGTGACGACCTGTAGAGAACGCTGGAACGGGGCGCAAAGAAATATCGCTTTTGTGTCGTTGGCTTTTTCGGCAAACAGGCGGATTTCATTTTCAGGAAAGAAGATGCTTTGATATTTACCAAACGGAACGTTAAAGCCAGTTTTGCGGCTGTACCGGCAGAGGCCGTTATAGCCATGGCGATTTAAATAGAGGAATTGCGCCGCGCGCATGATGCACGCCATTTCGGCACCATAGCGCAGCCCGCCACTTTTTACCTTGCCATGCTGCTTATTGAACGCGGCGCGGACTTCGCTATAACCCTGCGGGCTATTCTTACTGTTGAACAGTTCGCGGGCAGCGTCGATCACTAAATCCGGGTAGCGGGTAACTTCCCGATACAGGTTAATAAGATCCGGGTTGAGATCGGCCAGCACATAGCGGCGGTATTCAGTGGCGAGAAATACAGACGCACCGCCTACGAACGGCTCGATCAGGCAATCGCCTTTAGGCAAGTGCGGGAGCAAATCAGGAAGGACACGGGTTTTACCCCCTGCCCATTTGATGAACGGGCGGATCATTTTATAGAACTCCGTAAGGGGACGATGGAACAGCCGGACGCAATAACGCAGCGCTGAGACGCTGGCGCATATCGCTGATAAACTCGGAAACAGAAGGATCGGTAGATAACAGCGTTAATTCTCCAGCGCTGCGGGTTTTGATTGTTAACCCCTCTTCCTGAATAGCGGGTAAAAGGACATGAAGAATAAAATTATACTGGTCACGTTTTGACATGGCGGACATAGTATTACCCTCATTACATATGAGTTAATCCGCCGCCACTTGTTAAAGAGGCGGATAAAACAGAATTGATTTTTTAAAACCGAATTACTTAATTAGCTTTTTAAATAATTCAGCCAGAGTAAGCAGGAAGCCTTTATTTATTCTTTGGGTATAAATAAACGGCTTATTTTTACCTTTGATAAATTGAACCTTCGCAGGCTCGGGCTTAAAAAATCTCCCGTCCGGTGTTTCCAGCCAGCCGCGTGAGTTCTTAAAGTGTGTGACCTGGCAACCATGCTTAAGCAAGCTTGCCAGTGATGGGCTTTCATCGTGCATTGTTGCCCCCCCCTTGCTTGAACATCCCGTCAACAGTCTGCATTGCTTCTGCTAACGCAAAATCACGCCCGTAATAATCACCGTTGCTGGAGATACGATAAGAGTGCTTAAACGTATAAGGATTACGCGGACACTTCTGGATAGTGAAGCCTCGATATAAATATGAGTGACGACTCAACTGAATTAATTGCACTATCACAGAAAGCCCCTCACATGCCTAATTTAAGTAATTCACCATCGACTTGGCGGGCCACGTCTTTGGTTATTTTCTTAATCAATTTTTTATCCCTGATCATGAACTCGCCGCAATTGGTGCGAATCATGAAGCCCGTTTGCATATCCTTTAAATGTGAGTCCAGAATCTCGTTGCATTCCTTGACCCGTTGACTTGTTTCTTTGTTGACACTTTCCATAAACACCTCTTAAAAAGCGGCGGCTTTATCCAGATGATTGAAGCTGTCTAAATACATACGGGCGTAGTACGCCACCATGTTGACCTGTAGCAGCTCTCTGCGGCCTGGTGTAGTTCGTGGCACTAACGGCAGGTATCTGCGTTCCGCATCACTTTGAACCTGGCGCAAATCCATATCGTAGAACTCTGCAAACTCCTTCAAAGTCATGCGTGGCTTAATGCCTTTCTCAGTCAGATGAGCAAGGGCCAGCGTCTTGGCCTCACGTTCTTTCGTACCGCAAGCGGGTAAATCTGTGATTTTACGCACCTTTGAAGACGCAGCCTTTTCAGTGGTGCTTTTCCGCGTTGTCGTCATGGGCTATCCTTTACGATCGGTTTAGATTGGTTTTATTTGGGTACAAATACGTACCCTTGACCAAAGATTAGGGGACAAATACGTACCATGTCAAGCGACGTAGGAGAAAAGTTGCGACTCATTCGTGAAGCCGAAGGGTTAAGCCGTGATGAGTTTGAGCAGCTCACTGGCGTTCCGGCCGGTAATACAAAGCGTTATGAGACGGGAAGAACAAAGAGTATTGGCAGTGAATTTCTGATAATGATTACTCAGCATCCGAGGTTTACTAAATATGCGCTTTGGTTGATGACCGATCAGATTGCACCAGAGTCCGGGCAGATATCCCCGGCTCTCTCCCCTGATGGGCAAAACAAAACATCCAGCTCCCCAGACGATCAGAAGGTTGGTTAACTGTCTACAAAATCTATAAGAATTGGGGTTCTGGCGGTATATGCTTTGAAAGAAACATGTGGGTATAGAAGACTGTTTTAATTGAAATTTAAATGAGACTAGGTATGGAAACTGAATACAGCAAGTTCAATTATGTTCGTAACAAAGACAAGCTTTTAACGAATCTGATCAGCTTAATTGATGGGATTTTAAGTGATGGAAAGATTACTCAAAACGAAGTGCTTTTCCTTGATACATGGCTCATAGAGGCCGACGTAATAAGCCGCAATTATTGTGTCCGTGCCATACGTAACAGAGCAGCGGATATCCTTGCGGATGGCGTGGTAACTGAAACTGAACTCAAGTTTTTTAAGGCTGACCTCCTCAAAATTCAAAAACAACTTCTTGATACTCCTAGCCTGGATCTTTACTCAGAAGAAGCAGATCGCCACCTGCTAGAAGGTCTTTGCAAAGGTATGCTTGCAGATCATCAATTGCTTGATGAAGAGATTAAATATCTCAACTGGTGGCTAACTAGTAATGGAGCCTTGAAGAACAATTATCCGGGCAAAGAGTTGTATCAACTCGTTTCAGAAATACTGAAAGACGGAGTCATTACCCCCGAAGAAAGAGAATCACTGAAAGAAGGACTCATTGCATTTACCGGTTGTGATTTGGCAAGCGGAGTTGTTGATGGAATGTCCACGCGATTACCTATAGATCCCATTGAATCACTTGATTTTTCTGGAGCCGTTGTATGCCTCACTGGTGACTTTCTTCACGGCAAAAGAAGTAAATGTAAAGCAGATATCGAAGCAGCAGGCGCAACGGTATGCGACACCGTAACAATGAAAATCGACTATCTCATTGTTGGTACTCTAAGTTCTAAGGATTGGATGTATCAAAGCCATGGTAGAAAAATAGAGAAGGCTGTTGATTACAGAGATAATAAAAATATTCCTCTAAAAATCATCAGTGAAGAGCAATGGCAAAACCTCATGGTCTAGCCTGCGATGACAATAAAATCATTAGGCTCGGGTGGCTGGATGGTAGATGTGCGCCCCCAAGGGCGTACAGGAAAGCGTATCCGCAAAAAATTCACTACCAAAGCAGAAGCTCAGCAATATGAGCGCTGGGCTATTGCGACACACCATAACAAAGAATGGGTTGATAAGCCCAGGGATCGCAGTTCGCTCACGAACCTCATAACTCTCTGGTGGGATCGCTGCGGCAGCACTCTTAAAGATGGTGATAACCGCCATATAAAACTAAAAGCGACCGATCGACGGTTAGGCTTCCCGCGCGCAATCGACGTTACGCCCGAAGCTTTCGCACAGTATCGCGCCCAAAGAATAAGCGAGGGCATCGCACGTAAAACGGTGAACAACGAACACCGTGATTTAAAGGCGATGTTCAATAAGCTTCGCGAATTGGGGTTGTTTCACGATCAAAATCCGCTCACTGAATTGAGCGAACTTAAGTTACCGCAGACAGAATTAGGCTTCCTTACCAAAGACGCGATCCGCCGCGTTTTGTCAGCGTTCGAAGGTGACAATCTCAAAGCAGCAAAGCTATGTCTTTCGACCGGCGCACGCTGGAACGAAGCCGCAAGGTTGACACGCGATCGCGTTTACAGTGATCGCGTGACATACACCGAAACGAAAAACGGCCAGCACCGGACTGTACCTATTACGGCAGACCTCGCGAAAGAAATCACTGAGGGCGAAGGCCGGTTGCTCTTCCCTGATATTGATTACGATCTAGCCCGTAAAATCCTAAAGCGCGTTGCCCCAGAAATCCCCGCAGGGCAGGCAACACATGTTTTTCGCCATACCTTTGCCAGCCACTTTATGGCGAACGGCGGAAACATCCTCGTTTTACAGCGCATTCTTGGGCATTCCAGCATTAACCAGACGATGGTTTACGCGCACTTCTCCCCCGATCACCTGGCGGATGCGGTTACGTTAAATCCTCTGGTTAACCTGGACTAATTCCATTGGGTGGCATCAGAATCTAGACAACATTGCTTATGAGATTGTTGATGTTAGTTCGTCTTAGTTCGTCTTCGTAGCACTTGCGAAGATACAACCGGGGTTATAGAATCACCACATAAACAAATTTGTTGCAAACATCGGTTGGCTTAGCCGACTGACCAAAGGAGGATAGTATGAAAAAATTTGATGAGTTCGACGGTTTCTAACTTAAACCTTCTTACATGCGGAGCCTAGGCTCCGCTTTTTTTTGTCTTATGGCATGGAGCTGCGCATGGCATTGAGTCCTACGACCTGGCAAGTAATCAGTAATGTTCTGGTTTTTGGAGGTATTTGCACTGCTGTACTGACTATCAGATACAACGTGAAGATGGCGCGTAAAACTCAGACCGCAACATTTCTTTTCGAGAGCCGGAAAGATAACGAATATGTAGAGAGCCTGCACACTCTTCGACGCATTCGTGATTCAGGGAAATCTTTTCGTTCTTATGTGTTCCCCATCGCGGGTTCACTCTCTGATGCCGAAACAGCTGAAGGCCGTCAGATCCAGTACATCCTAAATTTCTACGAGCGTGTGGCCGTTAGCATAAAAGCAGGCATCTATGAAGAGGACATGATTAAGCAGGCATCCTACACCACCGTACTGGATACTTACGAAACCGCAGAACCATTAATCAAGGCCTTGCGAGAAAAGCTTCGGAGCACTCTCACTTATCAGGAATTTGAGTGGCTACATAAACGCTGGAAGGGCAAACCGCCGAAGAGTAATAAATAA